GGATCAAAATTTAGGTTTAGATAATAAAGCCAGTCTGAAGATACCTGGAGATCCATAACATCTACAATGTAGGTCACGGTCTTCTTGGTATTATCTCCAGATGGGAGATTAGTCATGGTTCTTATGAATTCTTCTCTGAATACCTTATAGCTAAAATCTTGTCCTCCTTGTAGGAACCGGAGGAAGAACATCTTGTCAATCTGACACTGAAGTTCACTTCTTACCCGTACATCTGTACAGGGGATTTGAAAAGCTTTAAGGTATGGCAGCGCAGGTAATGTTTCTAGTTTCTGTTGAAACATTAACTGCCGAAGAAATTGATTTCCGTTGACGCGTCGGGCAACTCGAGTGAGATCTACAGGACTTAAAAAATCCTCGTGAAATTCTCTTGAAGTCACCGCATCATTAAAAATCATTTCTTCTGCCCTAGCATCGGACACACCCTTTTCCTCAATTGAGAAATAAGGAATTGAAATGCATCCTTTCTTGGGTTCGATTCGAGAGAACAAATCGTGAAAATAACACAAACGTGCTGTTTTTTCGGATTGCTCAGATCTCGGTCGTGGATCCCAAGAGAAACTCAAACCTCCGTGAGAAACTGGAACACCGATATTTCGGATTGTTCTTGATAGTTTTGCACGGTTGACGGATTTGAAAAGATCTATCACGTCTTCGGTAGGAGTTTCAGGCATGAAAAACTCTAAATCTCTTTGACACTGACCAAGAACATTTGCTCTTCGGTCAAGGACTACTTGTTTTCCTGAACCAACCACTTGGCCATCGACGATGAGCTGTGAATTTACAGTTCCGTACATGGGGTGGATATAGTTCTTTCCAGGAGATAGATCAAGACCAAGGTCTTCAACGATCTTTCTCCACTTAGGATAGGTAGTCGGGGTTGTACGCATTAGAATGTCATCACCGTTGATCAAATATTGATCTTCTTTGAGACCGCTCAATAATGCAGTACAGTTGTTAATAATACAGAGAATTGGAAATGAAAGCAACGATCCCATTAATTGTCCTGATCTTTGGAGAGCCGGTTTTAAGCCAGAACTCTTAGGATAGTACATCATATGGGGAGAGACTTCTTTCATGGCCCAACGTTTCGTGGGCTCATGATCCGTAGAGGTCTCTAGGATTCCAGCAAGGACAGCCTTAGTGGCCTCCAACGCTATAGAATCAGTTGCTGCGGAGTAATCTCCAGAAATCCAAACGTCTCCCTCTTTCGAATCGCTATATATACGATCAATAGCAGATTCTAAACGATTTGTTCCATGGGTAAGACAATATTGTGGAAAACACCCTAAGGCGCGCCACATGGCATGCTGAAAAGGTTTCAAGCAAAATGTGTCTCCCATTCCTGCAGTAATCGTTCGAACTTTTAATGGTTCAATGATTGGTTCGACCCGTATGGGTAGTGGGCCAGCAGGAGGAAAGGCAGGGAACCGTAGTTCCTTCCTTACATGAGTTCCTTCGATACCTTCAAATTTTTTCTTTAAAAAAGAGTAATAAATTTTTGTAGGACGACGGGACTCTAAATCGTTTAAGAGTGGTGTCAATACTTCTGTATCTTGACACTTATTAACAACAGTTTGTGTCCAAGTATTTCTATAGTTCTCGTGGGTTTTCTTCTTACGAAGATACCCGTTCACAAGTTCACTAAAATCTCCATCATACTTACGCCATTTCTTGGGATCACCTTCTGAATCAAATTCAGAAACCGATCGGAATTGGACGTGAGATAAGTCAGTGGCACACGGATAAGACCGCTTACGATCAAGAGATGCCTCTCGATCAAAAAGTAATCGATCTCGTCTATTCCAGGTGGGTATAAATGTTAATTCATAAAATACA